TACTTACTCTTCTAAAATTGTAAAAGTATCTAACCAATTGATTAGCGATAACGCTTTCGATTTGGCTAGCTTCGTAGGTGGCCAATTGGCTAACCGTTTGAAGCGTGGTATTAACGCGCACCTTACTACTGGCGATGCTTCTAGCAAGCCTCAAGGTATTGTAACGGGTTCTACTTTGGGTAAAACTGCTGCTTCTGCTACAGCTGTAACAGTTAGCGAAGTAATGGACTTATTTTACTCTGTAGATGCTTCTTACCGCAACGCTCCAGGCGCTGGGTTTATGATGAATTCTGCAACAGCTAAAGCTGTACGCGTATTAGGTTTCGGGTCTTCTAACGACTTCCCGGCGTACGTTCCAGGAATGAGCGTAGGCGAGCCGGATATGCTTTTCGGTAAGCCGGTATACATTAACGAAGATATGGCAGGTATCGCTACTGGTAACAAGTCTATTATCTTCGGTGATCTTAAGCAGTACTACGTTCACGAAGCTGGCGGCGTACAGTTACTACGTCTTAACGAGCGTTTCGCTGATGCGTTGTCTACTGGATTTATCGCTTACCGTAGAATCGACGGTAACGTATTGCAAGGTTCAGCTATTAAGCACTTAGTACAAGCGTAAGCTTGAGCAGCTAATGAAGGTTATATTTAACCAAGCTATAGCAGGGGCAGACTTCTACTACACCTCCGGGCAAGTAGTAGAGCTGCCCTCTGCAGCTGCTAACGAGTTTTTAAACGCTGGCTTCTGCGAAGTAGTAGAGGAGAAGCAAGCCGTAAAAGCTGAAAGAGCCGTAAGCAAAAAAAGCACTAAAAGAACAACTAGAGCCAAGTAATGAGCTATACGATAATTACCCCAGCAACTTTAAAAGCTTTAACCGTACAAGAGGTTAAGGATTATTTGCGCGTAGATAGCGACGCAGAGGACACCCTGCTAGGGGTGCTTATTGACGCGGCTACACAAATGGCCGAGAGTTACTTAGGAAGGTTTCTTTTAACGACCGTTATAGAGGAGTTTTACGATTTTTTCCCAGTCTATAAGACCGGCGTAGACCCTTTCCACGGCGATAGAAATATTATTTATTTAAGCAGAGGACCAGTACAAAACTTAGCGAGTGTTAAGTATATCGACGGCAACGGCTCCGAAATTACTGTAAGCTCTAGCGACTACCGCACGGACTTAGTAAGCGAACCTGCGCGAGTATTTCCGGAGTACGGTTGGTACGGTACTAAGGACACGGTAAACGCAGTTATAATCCGTTATACCTGCGGCTATACTCAAGCCTCGGACGTACCCGCTAACATTAAAATGGCTATGCTGTTAATGATTGGCGAAATGTACGAGAAGAGAGTAGACAGCGTACACCGCCTACCTACAGCTTCCGAGTACTTAATGAACCCTTATAGAGTTTTCCGCTTTGATTGATCCGGGTAAATTAGATAGACGAATTACCTTGCAAAGTGCGAGCGTAAGTACGGACGGCTTCGGCCAGGACGTACGCACGTACAGCACCTTAGCGCAGGTATGGGCCCAGGTAGAGTATAAAGGGGTCCCTAAAGAAGGGGAAGATACCGAGAAGCTAACCAGCGTAAATAAGGTGCGCTTTACAATACGCTACCGCAGCGACGTAGACGCCACAGTAAAAATAAGCTGGGGCGGTAAGACTTACGAAATTGAAGGCGTAAGCTTAGAGGGTAGAGAGCGCTACCTTATTATAGATACTGTACTAAGGGACTGATGGCGTTAGTAGTTACTAAAAGCGGAGGGGTATTAAATGCTAAAAAAGAGGGCATTTATTTTGAGGTACAAGACTTAGAGAAAGCTTTAAGAAAGCTAAAGGCTCTAGAGGATATAGACCGTAAAAAGGCCCGCCAATTTAAAGCGGGTATAAAGAAAGCCGCTAAGCCTTTAGTAAAAGCTGTAAAAGAATCTATCCACAATTCCGATAAAAAAACAGCTACTAGTAGAACAGTAAAGAAGAAAAGTAAAGAAAGCACAGTAACTAATAAGAGCGGTAACCTTAAAAGGTCTATAGCTTTTATACCTTCTAGAAAGAAGGGCGCGCTTTTAGGTTATGTAGGTGCAAGGTTCGGCAGAAAAGCAGGTAAGACCTTCGACGGGTATTACGCAGCTATAGTAAACTACGGACTAAGAAGAGGTAAGGCTAAGGCCGAACCAAAAGAAAAACGTAACATAGGTTACGCAGAAAAGGGCTACACTAAAGCCGTAGCGCAAACACAAGCGCAGCTACTAAGAGAGGTGCAAAAAATACTAAAGCAAAGCTTATACCAGCTTACTAGATAATGACGGAAGGAAAAGCTATTTACTCAATACTAACCAGCGACAGCGACGTAAGCGCTATCGTAGGTACTCGCGTTTATCCGCAGATAGCAGCGCAGGGCGCAGCTTTCCCTTTTGTAGTATATGTATTACAAGATACTAGCCCTAGCGATACTAAGAGCGGGGTAAGCACTTTAGACGAGGTACGCTACGATATTGTAGTAGCTAGCGAAACTTACGCAGAGGCTAGCGACCTAACTAATAAAATACGAACCGCTCTAGATCGTTACACCGGTACGGTAGCAGGTGTAGTTATTGACTCTATACAGTTTATAGACTTAGACGCAGATAACGACCCAGGTACCGAGACTTTCGTAACGAGCTCGGAGTATATAATAAGAGTTAAGCTATGAAAATAACACTAACTAAAAATGTAACCCTTCCAAGTGGTAAGAAGCTAAAGAAAGGTACTAACTTTGGAGTAGTAAACGAATACGGCCAAGAGCTTATAGAAGCTGGTAAGGCTGTAGAATTTGGGGCCGAGGCCCCCGTAATAATTGAAGAACAATTAAATAATCTAGATTAAAATGGCAACTACTGGTATTATGAATGGAACCCTTTTAGGGGTTTACGTAGGGTCTACTCTAATAGCGCACGCTACCGAGGGCTCTATTTCTTTGTCAATGGACACAAGAGACGCAACAAGTAAGGACTCAAGCGGTACTCGCGACTTATTAGAAGCTACAAAATCGGGTACTATTTCGGTATCTGCTTTGTACGCTGAAGATGCTGCTTACGGCGTCGATGATCTTATGACAGCTTGGAGCGGACGCTCACAGCTTACAGTTAAATTTTCTACCGAGGTAACCGGAGATCATTACTGGTCGGCTTCTGCTTACGTAACTTCTTTAGAGCTTTCTAGCGGTATGGAAGATAACGTAACGTACTCGGCTACGTTCGAGCTTACGGGCGCAATTACTTATACTACGGTATAATAGAATAACACAAACACTTAAAGCAAATGGTAAAGAGAGTTAAAATAGGAGGCGAAGAAAGAGCTGTAAAGTTCGGCTTCGCTGCGCTAATGCAATTTACGGACGCTACCGGGTATACCCTAGCACAGCTGGACTCTATAGGAGACAGCTTAACACTAAGCCAAGCTATAGAGCTTATTAGAGCAGGGCTTAAGCAAGGTGCTAGAGTAGAAGCCGAAAAGTTTAACGCTACTGCGGAAGAGGTAGCCGACTGGCTAGACGATAGCCCCGGAGCTTTAGAGGAAGTGCTAGCAATCTTTACCGAAAGCTTTACACCTGCAAAAAAGTAGAAGGGGCTAGGGGCCAGTCGGGCCCCGACGCCCCTCTTACTTTTGACCGCTGCGAAGAGATAGCCCTAGGCTTACTAGGTTATAATTACAGCGAGTACTTACACCTTACCCCGCGCAGCCTTAATAATGCTGTAGCGGGTTTTAGTGAAAAGAGGGAAGCAGAGAGCCGCGAGCTTTGGGAGGTAATGCGAAGCCAAACGGTAACACTAGTAAACCTTCAGCTACCAAAAGGCAAAAGAGTAAAACCCAAGGAGCTCTATAAATTCCCTTGGGACATTACACAAAAAGCAGGGCCAAAACTAACTAAAGCGGAAGCTAAAGCAATACTAGCGAAATGGCAAAAAAGAGCAACATAAGTACTAATATTGCGATAGGTGCAAACCTTAGCGGACTTACTAGGGGCTTAAAAGTAGCCGGTAGTAAAATGCGCCGCTTCGGATCGCAAGCTAAAAGCTTAGGAATGAACCTAAGCCGTAGTATTTCCGCTCCGCTTATTGGCTTAGGTGCTATTTCCGTTAAAACCTTCTCCGGCTTTGAGGCCGAGATGAGTAAGGTAAAGGCCGTATCGGGAGCCACTACCAAAGAATTTAAAGCATTAGAGGCCCAAGCAAAAAAGCTAGGGGCTTCTACTACGTTTACAGCTAGCGAGGTAGCGGGTCTACAAACGGAGTTTGCTAAGCTTGGTTTTACGGCTAGCGAAATAGACAAGGTTACAGAGAGCACCCTATACCTAGCGCAAGCTGGCGGGGCTGAACTTGGCCGGGCTGCTGAGGTAGCAGGTTCTACCCTTAGAGCTTTCGGCCTTGCAGCCGAAGAGACCGGTATGGTTACCGACGTAATGGCTAAGAGCTTTGCGACCAGCTCCCTAGATATGGAGAGCTTCGCCGAAGCTATGAAGACTGCGGCACCTATTGCCAAGGCTACCGGCGTAAGTATAGAGGAAGCTAGCGCAATGCTGGGAGCTCTAGCGAACAACGGTATAAAGGGCTCTATAGCAGGAACCGCTCTAAAGAAAATACTTAGCGAGCTGCACCGGGAAGGTAAGCCAATGCGCCAAACCTTTAGAGAGCTAGCTAATCAAAACATCAACCTAGCAGAAGCTAACGACTTAGTAGGTGAACGGGCTAAGGGTGCTTTATTAGTGCTTACTGAGCAGATGGGTACCGTAGATAGTCTTACTACTAGCTACGAAAATGCACAAGGCGCTGCGGCAGCTATGGCCGAGGAAATGATGGATAACACCGCCGGAGCCTTTAAGGAGTTACAAAGCGCAACGGAGGGCGCCCTAATTGAGTTAGGCCAAGCCATTACCGAAAACGAGATATTTAAGAATGTGCTTAAAGGTCTTACCGAAACTATGGGTAAGATTACGAAGGCTATTAGCGGAATGACCGATGCGCAGCTTTATAACAAGGTTATACTAGCGGGCTTACTCGCTATGGTGCCTTTAGTTATTGCAGCTGTAGGCTCCCTTACTTTAGCCTTTGGTACTTTGACGGCAGCGATGGGGCCGCTAAGTATAGCCATAGCTGGAGTAGTAGCTTTGTATTTAGCGCTACGTAAAGAAGTAGATCTAACGCAGGAGGCAGTAGATAAAGCCGTTGGTAGTGAAGACCAGCAAAAAGGATTAGAGGAGCTACAAGACAGATTTGACAATCTTACTAAAGGTATAGGGAACCAGCTTAGAGCTATAAAGAAATTTAAAGACGGTTATAGTAATCCTTTCTACGACGTAGAAGAATCAAAACGCTATAAGGATTTAGTAGAATACCTTAATAAACTTCGCGAAGCGCGCCAAAAAGTTAGAGAGGGTATTTACAAAATTCAAGACGCGCAGCGCGAGAATAA